CGTCCACAGAGGGAGACGAGAAGGGGAGCTACGGCTCCTCCATCTCAAGCTTCAACGGTTCATTATCGATAACAGCGACCCGATCGGCTTCGAGCTCCTTCTCGATCGCCGCGAGCTCGGCGTCGATGTCCTTCTCGGTGGCCCCTTCGTCCAGCCTGGACAGAGCCGCCCTCCTGGAGGTGAGCTTCGCAACTGTCCGGAGGCTCTCGACCTGGGCGTTCTCCATGTCGTCGGCGGGAAGCCCATCCCTCCAGGCGATCGTGAGGTTCTCGATCGCCGCCGCCCCGCTCATCCTGGAGGCGATCTCCAGGTCGGCGCAGACCCGGAGAACCTCCTTTAGTTGTGGGTCGATCCTCTGGCGCAGCCTGTTGACCTTTGCCAACGTCGGCAAAGCCAGCCTCTTCAGTGCGGACCCGGACTCTGCGAGCCCGTTCTTTACGTCTCCCAGGATCGCCGGCGAGATCTCCCCCACAGCCCGGAGGTGATCCTCCATTACCTCGATCTGGCGGAAGGCCTCGGCGAGCTCGGCGTTCCAGGTGAGGTAAGAGGGTGCAGTCTCGCCCTCGTTGACGACGAAGACCCGGGACCCGGAGGCGGTGAAGTAGGCCTTGCCTGTTGTGGGGTCGATGGTTACGAGGTTGGCGGGGGCGATCAGCTTCGGGTCGGCGTGCTGGTCCAAGACCCTGGAGATCTGAGCGGCCCTCTTCTCAATCTCGTGGACGATGTCCTCCAGGTCGGTGAAGTCGGACCTTCCGGCCACGGCGTTGGAGGCCTTCAGGTTGTGGATGGGGACGACGAGGAAGTCCTCGATCCCGGTCTCGATCTCGTCGGCGAGGTCCTCGTATCTGGCGATGGTGGCGAGGTCTACGGCCTTCTCGATCTTCCCCTCTTTCAGCTTGTAGAGGCGGTTCTCGATCTTCCCGGGATGATGGATCTCCAGCCGGAGATAGGGCTCGTCCTTCCCGTCCTCGTCGGTGTAGACCGTCCAGGCTAAGATATGAGCCGTAACCTCGGCGGCGTTGTCCGGATTGCATACCGGGAACCAGAGCCGGGGATCGATCGCCTCGATGATCCCGCGCTTGTCGAATCGGATCTTGAAGAGCCCCGTCCCGTACTTGATCAGGTCGACGGTGGCGTCGTAGGCGGTGAGGTGGAACCTGTTGACCTCCAGTATTCGGTCTAAGGCCTCCTGGCCCTTGGAGGCCTCGAATCGAGGCGTCTCTCCCCACAGGAGGTCTGAAAAGAGCGTGCAGATCCGCCGGAACCAGTTAAGATCCATCCCCACCCGGGCGAGCTCCTTGGGGTTCACGTCCTGAAAGACGGCGTCGTGGTCGCCCTCGTAGAGCTTCGAGTACCGCTCATAGGCCTGGAGGCGAGCAGCCTCGGATGTAGGGGGCCACGGCTCACCGGCCCGGAAGATTGAATCTAAGTCAGTGATTGCCATAATTTAGAGTCCTCGTAAATATTTTGTTGCCGATATACCGGAGGGCGTCCATTAAGTCGTCCTTCTCTTTGACGGGCTTATCGAGCCCGCGCTCGGTGGCCGCGTCGTCCCATCGGTAGCCCTCGATCTCCTCCAGGGTCATGGGGCAGTTGGGCTCGACGAGCTTCAGACCCCCCGTCTCGAAGGCGTTGGAGACCCTTGAGAGCCCGTTCAGGACGTCGTTATCGGCTTGCATCACCATCTGGACCCCGGCCCGGAGAAGCTCCAACCTGAACGATTTGGCGGAAGGGTCGACGAGGATCGCCGAGGGGTAGAGCTCGCCTAAGAAGGTCTGGAGGTCCCGCGCTAGTTCGCCGTTGGTGAGGTCGCTCTTCCTGTATTCTTTGTCTATGTACCAGGTCGAGCCGTACCTGAGAGCCCGGAGGTAGGCGGTCGGATGAGTTGCCCCCCAGTCCACCCCCACAACCATCTGAGCCGGCTTCCCTTCCGGTAGGCGGTCGACGCAGTGGAGATCCCGGCGGAAGTTTTTGTAGATCGCCCCTTCTGCCTGGACCCACAAGCCCCGGATGTAGCGGTCGTAGAATAGGCCCGTATACTGGCGCTTCAGCTCGGCGACGTAGGCGGGGTCGAGGTGGATGTTATCCTCCAGGTTGAAATGCCAGCTCCGGAGGTCGAGCTCCGCCTCTCGGTCGATCCATTTCTTCTTAAGGTAGTGGCCCGGCCCCCCGGGGTTCATCGTCCCGAATAACTGAGCCCCCGGCTCGGAGAGTCGAGAGATGAGCATATTCCAAAAGGACTCCGGGATCAGGGTCCCCTCGTCGACGTAGGCAAAGGGGAGGGTCGACCCCGCTATCTTCGTAAAGGCGCTCTCGTCGTTGGCCCCCTCGATAAGGACCGGCCTTCCGTAGATGTAGGCGAGCTTCAGAGAGCGCTTGTAGTCGAAGTTCTCGGTTCCGACGAGGCGCCGGAGATCGTCGAGGACGTTCCTCTCCAGTGCGGTTTGGGTGCGGCCTACGATTAGCGGAGGGCGGGCCGACTTCGATCGGACGAGAGCCTCCAGGAAGCGTATATCGGCGACGATCGACTTCCCGCTCCTTACCGACCCATGCAGAAGATTGACCCGGGATTGAGAGCCGATGATGAAGTCCCGCTGCTTCGGGGTGAGTGGGAGCAGGGTCACTCTTCCGCCTCCTCGTCGGAAGCCTCGCCCCGGAGCATATCGACGAGCTCGAGGATCTCGCCGCCCTTGTTCTCGTCGTGGGGAAGCTCCAGCCTCAGCTTGTCCAGCCCGACAGCCAGCCCGACCGATACGTCTCGGTAGTCCCTCGCCGTCCAGGTGTCTTCGAGGATCTTCTCGCCACGGTCCAGAATCTTTGCGGCTACCGAGGCCCGGCGCTCGGCGGAAGCGTAAGCAGAGGCGAGCTGGGCCCTTTTTAGCTGATCATGCCTAAGCTTCACGATGTCCAGCCCGTTCCTTTCGGCCACGTTGGAGACGGTCCCGGACGATCTCCCCACGATCTTACCCGTCTCTCGTGTGCTCTTCCCCTGCAAGAGGAGAGAGAGGATCTTCTCCTCCTCGTCTACAGGAATTCGTGTCATCTATATACTTTAAGGACAACAGTATATAAATAACTTCCGTTCTATTGTCCTCTTTGTACTCAATCCGGCGGCATATTGAACCCCCTCGAATCGCCCTTCTCCTCCAGGAGATGGATAGCCATCTTCGCTTTATCCGCTGTCCACTCGCTGGGGATGTCATCCATCAGTTGCCGGATGGTGGGGATCTGGCCTCCACCGACTTGGAGATAGTACGCTCGACTCTTCCCGAAGATCCTCGGCGCTTCGGTCTTTTCGGTAGCCGTTGCCGTTTTTGGCTTTGGGGGCGCGGGAGGGCATACTGTCAATCTGTCGGAACTGTCACCACTGTCACCCGTGTCCTCATTGTCGCCTAGTTTTGGCTCCTCCTCTGTAACACCTTCCCCACAAGAAGATGGTTTATCTTCAGATCCAGTGTTACGTTTATCCTCTCGGTCCTCAGTGTTACGAGTGACAGTATTGACAGATACTACTTTATCGTCTGTATATACAGTACTGACACTAAGAACTACCTTAACTGTATCCGGGCCATGGGCGTTCCGGATCTCACAGTACTCGATGGTTCCGTCCCCGGCCATGGTGTCGAGGTATTCCTGAAGCTCTTTCGCCTTGATCTTCACATGCCGAGATATTTCCCGCTTGGTAGATACCCCGCCGTGTCTCTTCAAAAACGCAATGACCCGGTCGATGACGTTCCTCTCCAGGTCACGGCCTACCATATCATAGACTGCCATGGCCATGGGCTGATAATATTCGTCCACAAGCCGACAAGCTTCGACGACGTACTCCAACCTTATGGGTTGGTCAGGATCAAAATCAAAGGACCCCAGCTCGAAGAGCATCGCCAGTTTAGCCACCAACGGGACTAAACGGCTATGGATCTGCATCTCGTTGGCGTCGTCCCTCCCCTCGATCTCCCTCGCCCGCTGCTTCTGCCACTGGGTCCAGTACTGGGAGGCCTCCGGGCTGAATTTGAGTTGTTGTCTTACCATCCCGGCGACGGTTTTTGACATGGCGTCCAGTTGCCCCCGGACGACGAGCTCCAGCTCGGAGTTCATCGCCTCGCCCTCCTCAAGGGGAAGCCATCGCTCTTTGGGCCTCCTCGGGAAGTGATAGATGAACCTCGCCATGAAGCCGCTCAGGGTGTCGTTGATCTCGGTGTTGGCGGCTAACGACGAGTCGGTCGTCGCCCACAGTACGTTGAGATAGGGGTCGTCGACGATAAAATCAGTCTTCGCCTTCTTTCGCTGGTTGGTCCTCAGCTTGCGGTGAATGGGTCTGCAATCGTACAACTGCATCAGCGAATCTTTGAAGCCCCTCATGTAGTCCCGTCTCATGGTCGACAGGACCCCGGCGGC